TATATATACTAAAGAAGATGAGTAGTATAATAAAAAAAATAAGATTTTATCTTTGGCTTAAAAAAAATAAAAAAGCCTTTAAAAAGAGAAAGTTTACCTACTAATGACAATACAAAAATTTTCTATATCCGAAAACTATTCACCTGCCTCAATGTATAGGTGTGATGAGTTCACCAAAGATCACGATGGGAAGCATATATTATTTATTGGAGACTCTTTTGCTTGTGGTGATGGATTAGAAAAAGAAGACACATGGTGCTACAAAGTTTATAATAAGATAAACAAAGAAGAAAAAGTTAGTGGCTATTATAATTTAGGAATGTCTGGTGCCTCAATAAGCGAGTGTATTGATCAATTTTTTAAATATTGCGGATCTCATGAAAATCCAAATGTAGTATTTTTTATAACTACAGAACTTGACAGAGACTTAAGGTATGTAAACCAACACCACCAGGACTTGTTCATTCATAGAATGTATTACTATTTAAATCAATACTGTGTGTCTAACAATATTGAACTGTATTCTTTTAGTTGGCTAAAATCTGCTGGAACATTTAAAGAGACTCCAAAAAGATATACTTGGCTAATGAATGGTATACAGTCTTTAAGACCTCTCTGGACTGAGCAGGTAAAAAATCAAGAATCTTTATATGACCTAAATCTGTTAAATGATTTTGAATCATTTTATGATTACACAACAGAAGAAATGTTGGAGTCTGTGTACAGGTTTGACGCAAACAGCAATACAAAAGAAAAATCTATATGGGCAAACGATGGTGTTCACCCAGGAACGTCGTTTCATGATTTTTATGCAGACTTTATCTATAAAAAGTATTTGGAGAACAAATGAAGATATTAGGAATAAACGAAACCTCTCACGATGCCTCTGTATCTTTAATTGAAGATGGCAAAATATTATTTGCAGGGCATGCAGAAAGATACAGTAAACAAAAAAATGATTGGTACATCAATGATAGTTTAATAAAAGATGCCTTGCAGTATGGCACACCAGATCATATTGCCTACTATGAAAAGCCCCTTCTAAAGGCCTCTAGGCTGGCTTTAAGGGGTGGGTCTGGGGATTGGAAGCCCAGGTTTGACATACCTGGAGTTCCAAGAAAATCTTTCAGCCATCACTATTCTCACGCAGCAGCGGGATACTACACAAGTTCTTTTAATAATGCATGTATTGTTGTTCTTGATGCGATAGGCGAATATAACACTTCAACAATTTGGGTTGGAGAAGGGGATAAGATTAGGCTAAAGTATAAGCAAAACTATCCCGTCAGTTTTGGATTATTTTATTCAGCATTTACAAAACTCATTGGACTTATGCCTAATCAAGAAGAATATATTATGATGGGTATGGCTGCTTATGGTGATTGGAAAAGATACTACAAAGAAGTAGATGAGTATTTCCCATCTTATTCAAAACAGAAATATAATTTTCACAAAGGCATTATTGACTGGGGAATGCCAATTAGCGAGCAAGATAAATTTGATATTGCAGCATCCGTTCAAGTTGTTTATGAACAAAGGCTAAATGATTTCATGCACATGGCTTATGCTATAACTGGCAAAAAGAATTTAGTGTTCATGGGTGGATGTGCACTTAACTCATCAGCAAATACATTGCTTTGGAATATTTTTGACATGATCTGGATTATGCCAAACCCAGGAGATGCAGGTAGTTCTTTGGGTGCAGCAGCAGCACTTTATGGAAAGCACCTTGACTGGAAGACTCCATATCTGGGGTATGATCTTGGAGGAGATTACCCTATTCAGAAAATTATTGACGGTATATTAAAAGACGGAATCGTAGCAGTAGCAACAGGAAGGGCAGAGTATGGTCCAAGAGCCCTGGGCAATAGGTCAATTCTCGCAGACCCAAGAGACCCTCTGATTAAAGACAAGGTAAACAGGATCAAGCAAAGAGAACTATTTAGACCATTTGCTCCAGTAGTTCTGGCAGATCATGCCCACAAATGGTTTGATATGGATTTTGAAAGCCCTTATATGCAGTATACGGTTAAGTGTTTACAGCCAGACAAGATACCATCTGTAGTTCATAAAGACGGAACATCCAGGGTACAGACAGTAACAAGAGAACAGCATCCAGGATTATACAGAGTCATAAATAAATTCTATCTTCAAACTGGGGTTCCAATACTTTTAAACACCAGTCTGAACATAAAGGGTCAGCCACTCTTAAATGATGAGAGTGATATTCTTAAATGGGAAAAAGAGTATAACTTTACAATATGTAGGTAAATGGTATAATGGATATGTCTTTAAAGGAGGCAAACATGGCAGCAAAAGGCAGTTTAGAAGCAATCATTGAGGTTGCAAAAAAGGAAGTGGGCACAATAGAAGGCCCTAAAGATAATGAAACAAAGTACGGAAAGTGGACAGGGGCAAACTTCCTTCCATGGTGCCAGTCATTTGTTTCTTGGTGTGCATTTACATCTGGGCTAGATCCAAAGAAATATCCAAAGAGCGCAGCAACAATTGCAGCGTCTGATTGGTTTAAGAAAAATGAGCGCTGGTCAGATGCTCGTAATGACGACCCACAAGCAGGAGACTGGATCTATTTTGATTTCCCAGATGATGGTGTAAATCGTATTTCACATGTTGGTCTTTGCATTAAAAACAATGGTGATGGAACAATCCAGGTTATTGAAGGAAATACTTCAGGAACTGCAAAGGGAGATCAGCGCAACGGAGGAATGTGTGTTGAAAAGACTCGTGGTTATGTTAAGAATAATAAGAAGAAATTAATCAATGCAGTAGTTGGTTGGGGTCGTCCAGTATATACTGGTGAAGAAAATGCTCCACTACTAAATAAGGTTGCAGCAACTGCAACACCAGCACCAGTAGCAAAGAAAGCACCAGTAAAGGCTGCAAAGCCAGTAGCAAAGAAGGCAAAGTAAATGGAATCAACAAAGAGAACACTGCTAAAGACAGCAAGTTGGGAAACATTTCACCTTGTTGGTGTTGCTGGAGTAATCTATTTGTTTACTGGTGAATGGGAGTATGCGAGTCTCGGTGCTCTTATTTATATTGGTTGGGAAGCACTTGGATACTTCTTGCATGAAAGAGTTTGGGCAAAGTTTGGAAAAGGTATAAAATAATGCGTATCAAAGTTATTAAACTAGTCGTTAAATTATTGGGTTACGAGTGGGGCGGAGATGCACTGAAGGCACCAATCTGGACAGTTAAAGAAAAGAAAAAGAAGTAATGCCTGTATACGAGTACAAGTGTGAATGTAACAATGATATTATTTCATTTAACACTAGTATTGCTAACTATAAAGAAACCTATCCTTGTGCGGAGTGTAGTGCTGATATGAAAAGGCACTACACCCCCATAGGGGCCCAGTTTACTGGTTCAGGTTTTTATAGTACAGATAACAGGAAGTTATGATAACAAAAATACCAGAAGGGCAAATCTGTCAAGCCTTTGATCCAAAAATGAATTTTCATCCAGACATTCTAAAGCAACATGGTGCTACTGAAAATGCAAACCCCTCTTGTCTAGTACAGGCATATGTCTACGTTGATGGCATTCATGGTAAAAAATTTTTATGTGACTACCATTACTACTATGAACTTTATATGAGTAGGCAAGGATACTCGCCCCCCAACAGTTCATGGAAAGATATCCATCAATTCTTAATAGATGAAACAGAAAAAGTAAAAGATACATTTGCAAAAAATGTAACAAGTACAGAAACTATGGGACAAAAATGCTCACTCATTAACTCTTATAATAGAAACTCTGGTTGCACTGCTGATGCATTTGTAAAGGTTAACCCCATTAAACTTATATCTGGCAAAATAAACTTTACAGTAATAAAAGATATGAATGACATTTCAAAAGATATTTTTTACTGCAACTTTCATTTTAGAAGAGAGTCTAATAGATACCATAACAATGGTGTTGTATACGAGGACTATCATAAAGTCCTAGACGAAAGATACAGAATGACATTCACACTTGCTGAAGAAGCAGCAAATTTAAATTATGTGTAGTCTAATCTTGACACAATGACCTAACTAGTGTATAATTTAATATATTACAAACAATACAAGAAGTGGGGTATACTATGAAGACTATGACTGAAACACAGGTAGAAGCAAAAGAGTGGGTACTAAAGGCTACAGATAGGTGCGACTCCTGCGCTGCAGAGGCACTGGTACAGATCACTGGCCTCAATGGAGATCTCATGTTCTGTGGGCATCACTATAATAAGATTATGAATAACCCAGAAGGCTATGCAAAGATGATGTCATTTATGATTACGATCATTGATGAACGAGATAAGTTAATTGAAAACAAAGCAAAGGAAGAACCACACGCATGATTATTCAAATTATTGGTCTACCTGGTTCTGGTAAAACAGAATTAGCAAAGGCACTTAAAGAACGTATTAACGCTATTCATCTTAATGCAGATGAGGTTCGTGCAACAGTTAATTCAGACCTTGGTTTTACACCAGAGGATAGAACTGAACAGGCACGACGAATGGGTGATATGGCAAGACTTATTGCAAAACAGGGTGTTGCTCCAGTAATCGTTGACTTTGTTTGTCCAACTGACCTGACTCGTGCAGCATTTGGTAAACCAGACATTCTAGTATACATGAAGACTATCAAGGAAGGTCGCTTCGAAGACACGAACAAGATGTTCGAAGAGCCAATAAACTTTGATGTAGTTTATAATGATCACGAACTAGATCCAGAGCAAAAGGCTACACAGATTATAAAAAGTTTTGAACTACATGATTGGTCTGCACCTACAACATTAATGCTAGGTAGATATCAGCCATGGCATGAGGGGCACCACGCTCTTTATAAAGAAGCGGGGAAGAGAACAGAGCAAGTGCTGCTGGGAGTCCGTAATACATACAACACAAGTGAGAAGGATCCACTTACATTTGATCAGGTAAAGGGCTATATTGCCAAGGATGAGTTTATGGATGGTGCATTAGTACTAAGACTGCCTAACATTACCAACATTGTTTATGGTCGTGATGTAGGATACAAGATTGAACAAGTAGATTTGGGGGCAGATATTCATGCTATTTCGGCTACTGAAAAACGCAAGCAAATGGGTATTTAAACAAATAGAAGAGGGTGGTCGCAGAATGAATGAAGCAGAAGAGCGACTAATGTTTGGAGATAAAAATGACCGTGAAGAAAAGTAGATCTCTTGCTAAATCTTTAACTTGGAGAGTTGTTGCCTTGCTAACAACCTTTGTAACACTGTATGCACTAAGCAAGGATATCAATATGGCAACGCTTGCAACTATTATAACAAATGGTGTTAATTTTGTCGCTTATTATTATCATGAAAGAATTTGGAATTCTGTGTCCTGGGGCAAAGAATGACAGTAACAAAGGCTAGATCGTTTGCCAAAGCGCTTAGTTACAGAATTTGGGGAACCCTATCTTCTGTTGGTGTAGCCTACGTAATAACAAGAAATGCTTCACTATCAGTAACCATTGCATTTTGGGAAACGGTAGTTAAAGTGTTTATCTACTACGCACATGAGCGTGGATGGAACTATATCCAATGGGGGAGAAAATAATGTATGAATACTATGTAAGAAAAGTAGAGAATGTAGTAGATGGAGATACCATCGATGTTCTTATTGATTTAGGGTTTGATATCCTATTTGCATCTCGTGTTAGACTGGCTGGTATTGATACCCCTGAGTCTCGAACAAAGGATCTTGCTGAGAAGGCTCTGGGGCTAGAAGCCAAGGAGTATCTAAAGAAGTCTCTTAGGGATGCTAAGTCTGTTGTTATCAAGACTGAGAAGATGGATTCATCTGAGAAGTATGGTCGCATTTTGGGCTGGGTATACATTAATGGAGACACCATATCACTTAACGATATGATGATCAACGATGGTTATGCATGGGGATACCTAGGCGACACCAAGGTAAAAGACTTTTCCGCACTGGCAAAGGCAAGAAAGAAGTCTGGAAAGTGAGTAATGTCCTTTACTTTACTGCTGAATGGTGCAATCCATGTCAAAGGACAAAGCCTATTGCTGAAGAACTCCACAAAGAGGGAATAATTAACTTTAAGTTTATAGATGCTGATAGTTCGATTGATATGATTAAAAGGTTTAATATAAAGTCTATTCCTACATATATCTTGGTTGAAAACGATAAAGAAATTAAGCGTATGAATGGTGCAAAAACAAGAGAACAATTTTTGGAGTTTGTATCTAACAAGGGAAACCAAAATGGATGAGTTTGATATTGTTGATAAATTAGTCCTTAATGGTGGGCTAGAGTTTGCTGGAAAAGATTCTGAAACTGGTGAGACTTTGTACAAGCCTACAGATAGACTTAAGCATATTGACAAAAAACTTAGTGAAGAACTTTCAACATATTTTTCAGAGGTAACTTTAAAACTTTGGGAAAAAGGCTTTCTTGATATGGATGTAACTCAAGAAGATCCAGTAGTTAAACTGGGTCCAAAAGGGTTCGATGCTTTGGCCATAAAGTCTCTACCAACAGATGAAAGAGTGGTTATTGAAGAAATAGTTAAGGCTCTTTTAAACAAAAACTGATATACTGTATGTCTAGGAGTATTTATGAATAATATCTATGGTGCTATTGGAACAACAGTAACCTTGCTTTTGATTGTTTATATATTTATGTTGAAAAATAGGATAAAGAATAATAAGCAGCCAATAATTAGTCAATCTATGTTGCAGTATAGATATAGTAGTAGGAAAAATAATTCAAGAAGAATAAAAACTAGAACTCAGTCAAAACTTCATTATGACAAAACTAACATAAAGGTTATTATATTTGATAATGATGCCTACTGGATCAAGGATAACATTTTTTACAAGGCACCTTTAGTAAATGAACTCATTGATAAAGAAGCAGCAGAACAAGTTGACACCATACACATGGATAAGGTACAATTAGATAAGATGTTGTTCATAATGGACAAACTAAGAGAAGGGATTAACGATGATAGTAGGGGTTCAGGGAACGAATAGTTTTGATAACTACCAGGTTTTTCTTAGATCTATGGCCGTTGCCCTGTCTGAGTTGCTAGATGGTGACAAAGACTTTCACATATACTCTGCAGGTCCAAACAATATAAATATGATGTCAATGGAGTTTGCAAACTTATCTGAAAAAGGAATGAAGTCAAGAGGAAAGAACATTAAATTCTTTAAGGTATCTCCTCAGTGGCTAGAAGAAAACATATCTGAGATAAATCACTTTGCTTTTTTATCTAATCCAAAAGAGCCAGTATCTAAGATTGTTCATATATCAAAACTCAATAATATAAACACGAATGTATACAACTTCTAAAAGTATACACAACCTGTGCATTTGCACATAACAGAATGGAACAACGATGAAATTAATTAATTCTTTAGAAACTATGGAATCAATAGTAAATAAGAATAGACAACTGTCCTGGGATGGTTGGACAGTGGTTGAAACATTCCCATCAGAGAAAGCATACTTCTCAAAGTTTGGGATATACAAAAACAATAAGTGGCAGATGAAAAAAGAGTTTGTTCCTTCTAACCAAGGTTGGGAAATTCCTGATAAGTATGTGATCTAAATGAATAAATTTAAATGGAAAGATAATGCTGCTTGTTTGGATTATGATACAAACTTATTCTTTGAAAAGTATGAAGACGATGAACTTCTAAGACCAGCAATCGATACTGTATGCTCTACATGTCCAGTTAGGAAAGAGTGTTTTTCTGTGGGTATTTCTGGTAAAGAGTGGGGAGTCTGGGGTGGAGTATACTTGGAAAATGGAGAAGTGTCTAAAGAGTTTTCAAGTCATAAGAGCAAGAGCGACTGGGGTAAAACATGGCAGTCCTTAACAATGGAGTAATATGTATACAGATCAAATGAAAAGGGCGTTTAGATCGCTAGAATGTCCAAAAAACTTTTCTTTACAGATTATAGATAATGATAATTTTATAACAGTGAAGGCAAAAGAAAAAGACTTTATGTCTTTAGAGACAGTAGAACTAAAGAGACAGGCCATTGAATACATGGTTCGTGTAAAGAAAGCCTTGGAAGATAATGGGGCGATAGTGCTTCTTGTCAGAGAAGGTGGTAAAGAGTTATGACTCAAGCAATACTTCTAGTTATATTATCAATAACATCGACATCCTTTGCTTTTCTTTTTTATGCTCAAAAGAAAAAAAATATACAGATACTTGCTCAGACTCTAGAGTTCTTTATGCTACAAGGACAGGTTGAGGAAGAGACAAAAACAGATAAAGAGCAGGCTAACGAAGACTTTTTGAAGTTTATATCAGACTCCCGTGACTGGGCATATTCGTACATAGATGAGGTTCAGGCATCATTAAATAAATTTATTACTGATATTGAGCCAGAAATCAGTTATTTCAAGGAGTACGGGGACATTGGATCCATGTCTCCTAACTACTATTCTATGAAAAAAATTGTTGGGGCTTATGAGGAACTAAAGAAACTTCTCCCTGAAGAATATGGTAGAATAGATACATGATTACTAACCCTTCCGAAAAAGATGAAGTCTACTTAAAAAATGTTGAAAAGATAGGAAACTCTCCTGACAACATTGTTTGTATTGAAAATGTCCTATCTCCAGAAGATTACGCAACTTTGCTTGATTTTACAAAGAATCAAAAGTTGTGGGTTCTTGAACCGTGGGATTCTTATAGTATTGGAGTAGACAAGTTACCAGCAAATATTCTTGCTATGTTGGCAAAAATATTTAGACTTGTATGGAATGAAGCCACAAAACTATACGGTGTTGAGATTAACAACTTTAACAAAGAGAATCTTGCTTTGCTAAAATTTGAAAAAGGTCTTTTTCTGCGTCCGCATATAGATACAGAGTCAGCAGAATCAAACCACATCGCTTCAATATATTATATAAATGAAGACTATATCGGTGGAGAACTTTGCTTCCCAGACTTAAACATAAACATTAAGCCAACTCCAAATAGTGTAATATTTTTCCCTGGCAATGAGAACTATTTACATGAAGTTCGCAAAATTATTAGCGGAGACAGATTTACTTCGTCTATGTGGTTTCAGTTTACTGGATCTAGTTTTACTAAAAATGCAGAATGGTATAGTTAAGACATGACAGAATTTAATTCAGAAAACTCTATAGACAACATACAGATCACAGAAAATGTTTTATCTAAAGAAGAGCATAGCAAACTGCTTGATTATGTAGTTACTGTTGATGGCTGGCACAAACAGCCATGGGGTGTTGAGTACTTTAACACTGAAAAAGGAATGACATCAGAGGTTGCTGACCTACTAGATAAAGTTTTTAGAATTGCTTTCCAAAAATGCGTAGATTATCATAAGGTAAATCTTCGTGTTTTTAAAAAGGGAGAAGTTCATTTAGTTAGGTTTCAAAAAGATTTTTATATGAACAAGCATGTGGATACGGCAGGAGACTTTGCAGTAATTTATTATATTAATGATGACTATGAAGGAGGGGAAATAAATTTCCCATGGCATAATCTAACAGTTAAGCCAAAGGCTAATAGTTTTATTACATTCCCTAGCAATCAGCACTACCTGCATGAAGTGTTAAAGAATAGTGGGAATCGATACTCATCTACCTTGTGGTTCAATATTGATGGGACACCTTATCGTGGAAACATAAATGAAGTAGAGGGAACATCTAGGACTGTTCAATACTAGGATCTTTGGATATTGATTATATGATATTTAAATCAATTAAAAATCTTAATTTTTCTATGTGCGAAGAAGAGTTTTGTCAAGAAGATAGCACACGCATATGGGCCACCAAAGAAAGTAGAATAGTGGACCTGTGTGATTTACATTATAACCAAGCAAAGGAATCAATATGAAAGACATTATCTTATCAACACTAACAGGTTTTGGATGCGGTGTAGTATTTGCTGCATTCAAATTGCCAGTCCCAGCACCACCAGTTTTTGCGGGAGTCGCAGGAATTATTGGTCTATGGATTGGCTTTACAGTACTAACAAAAGTTATATCCTAGGAGGAATAATATGACACATCATAATGAAACAAACTCACAGATCAAGGCAGCACTTGCATCATACGGACGATCAGTTCTTGGCGCAGCGATTGCTCTTTACGCTTCAGGCGTAACTGATCCTAAGACACTTGCATATTCATTGCTTGGAGCCATCGTGCCCGTTGCATTGAGAGCAGTCAACCCTAATGACAAGGCATTTGGCAAGTTGCCATCTGTTGAAGAGGTAGACACAGCAGTCAAGACTGCTAAGGTTGTCAAGAAGGCAGCAAAGAAGGCTCCTGCAAAGAAGCCTGCATCAAAGAAGTAACATATTAGATTAGCAGGCTAGGGTATTTGACTAGCCTGTTTTTCTATGCTATAATATTTGTACCTGCCCAAATGGGGGGTAAATTAACTTATTCGCTTGAAAGGGGAATAACATGGTAAAAACAGCACTGGATCTTTTTAATGATCCATTCTTCAACACCTTCTCAAATTTTCAGAAGGTAACAACAACAACAAACTATCCACCTTATAATCAGGTCAAACTAAATGATAAAGAGTATATTCTGTCATTTGCTTTGGCTGGTTTTTCTAAGGATGATGTCTCAGTATCGCTAGATAATCGCAAACTTACAATCAAGGGCGAGAAGCAGGATCCTGAGTTGCCAGAGGGAGCAGAGTATCTACATAAGGGAATAGCAGCCCGTAAGTTTACAGATATCTTCACCCTTCCTGAGTTTGTTGAGGTTATTGGGGCTGAGTTCAAAGATGGTATCTTAGATGTCAGACTTGAAAAGCAGATCCCAGAAGACAAACTTCCAAAGACTATTGAAATTCAGTAGTATAATGGATAACATTCCGCTATGAGACTTTAAAAGGTTTTACAACGGATGCTCCCACGAGGGGAGAGTTGGCAGGAGTTGAATCTTCGTGGCTAATAGACCTGAGCAGTCGTCTATAAACTGCTCATTTACTATGATCTTTTAATATATATTTCATGAAACCCTAGGTCATGCAAAACTATACCATCGACAAACCAATTTTTGTTAAGATGCAAAAATTCATTTACGCTCTGGTATACGCCTGGGTGTCTGTCATAATGAACAGCATCATAAACCAAATAAGAAGTAAAGCCTATGACCCCACCAGGATTAACCAATGTAGAAGCATGCTTTAAAAGATTTCTTATTAAAATTCTATCTGTGTCCCCATCAAAAAGTATAAAGTCATATTTTTTATTTAGTTCAAAAAATATTTCTCTCATATCTCCTTTTATAGTGTTTACATTAGGATGATAAGAAAATTTATTTTTTATGTATTCTTCATGGGATTCTGCATTAATTCCTGGATCTTCACCACCTGGAACTCTTGTGCCATCAGCATTGTTGTAAAAGTCTAAAAGGTCTGCACTATTGGCATTTGTTGTGTCTATAAACATTTTGGCAGAGTTTCCCCAACCAACACCTACCTCTAGATAGTCTATATTCTTATTCAGTGTTTTTGCATATTCGTACTTTGAGGTAAAGAGTCTTGCACTATTTAACTGATCTTGAGATATGTGAATTGCCATTTCAACCTCATGGTCTTCATACATTTTTTCTTCATCATACCTTAGTGGCTCTTTTATTACTTTGCCCTGAAGCCAATTTCCATCTCCTGTGCGTCCCATACTCACAAGTATACCATGCGGGATTTTATATGCTACAATATAATTGTCTCACACAGGACCTTAGTGATGGATTAGTTACCCATTGGATAGAGACCGTGGCGCAAGTCAGGTGAATTGCTTGTGTGGGACCTAATATTTTGCGGTATAATGATAACAATGACTGACAAAGAGTTGGACCATTATAATAAGCAGCAGTATAAAAAAATGCTTGCTAAGATAAAAGAGGATTCTGGCTGTGTAGATTGTGGCATTGGTAATCATATAATCCTAGACTTTGATCATATAAGAGACAAAAAATATAACATATCTAGAATGATCCACGATGGGTTTTCCTGGAAGGCTATCAAGAAAGAGATTGAAAAGTGTGAGGTGGTTTGTGCTAACTGCCACAGAATAAGGACTCATAACAGGCTTGCTGGTTAGTATGGTATACTATTAATATGATAATTGAAGGCGATTTTGTAATGTGCCCTGAAGGGTACGAAGACAAGCCACTTGTTGGCCAAGTAGAGTATGTAATGACAGATGGAATGTTTGGTATTCCTGGATCAGAGTACGCTATAGAGGCATCAATGGAAGAGCCTGCAGTCCTTGTAAGACACTTTGAAGAAGAAGATGGAGTTTGGGAAGCAGAGATGATTCTTTCTGGTCACAAGGCATCTATGCTTGTTAAGATTGAGTCTCTTAAAGTTGAAAGAGATGTTGTAACAGAAGAGTTTAGTTCTACAGACTCAGAAACTCAGATGGCTATGTATGACTCACAAATGGGTAAGGCTGCTCCTTGTTGGGATGGATATGTCCAAAGAGGAATGAAGCCAGGGGCAGATGGAAATCCAGTACCTAACTGTATTCCAGTTTCTAAGTCAGATAGTTGGATTGACTCTCCATTTAAGTTGGCAAAGTAATGCCAAAGAAAAAAGCAGCAGCGTTTAATCCTGTTCAGATCAAAGATGGATGGATTGTAAGACTATACAAAGATGGTCGTATTAAGTCTAAAGTTGCACCATACGAACCAAAGCATCCTAAAAAGTAAAGTACCCCTGGCAAGAATCGAACTTGCGACGCATGGCTTAGAAGTCCATCGTTCTGTCCACTGAACTACAGAGGTTTAGTATCTCCAACGGAATTCGAATCCGTGTTGCTGCCGTGAAAGGGCAGAGTCCTAGGCCACTAGACGATGAAGACATGGTACATCTGGAAGGACTTGAACCTTCGGCTCTCTGCATATAAGGCAGGTACTCTAACCAACTGAGTTACAGATGCAAACCGCAATATAAGTATATTACTTTATACCGCCAATATATGCAAGGTTTTTCACAATAATATCAAAGTACCATTCTCTGTCTTCATTTGTGTACATCTCATCGCTTGGATATGAATCAACCAAATAAGACTTAATGCTCTTTTCAGTAATTGTGTCAAGGAATGCATCTAATCCATCAAGATGCTTTGGGCATAAGTACATTACTGCCCCAGTTGTTCGTGCTGTCCACCGTGGAGAAATCTCAAGCGATCCAAGTAAGAAGTATGGGTCAGACTTAACATATGAGGCTTTGCCATTATCTAAATCTTTGCAGTATTTGTAGGCACCATCCAACATATCATTTTTAACATTATTAAAGTTAGAGTTTGGCTGTTCAAACTTGAGCATATAATTAAAAAACTTATCTTCGTTAAAACTATTATCTACATTAGCCTTTGCAGTTTCTACACTGTTTGTTTTTTCTACTTGTGCTTTTGCAGCAGTTTCAGATGAGGGCATAAACAAACCAATAACGATCAATGCAATAAATCCACCGATAATAAACTTTCCAACTTTAACCATCTTATTCATCTCTGACAATTTATTTCCTTTGTTAGTAGTTATATAATAATTATACCGATTTTGGCACGGCATGTCAAGTACACCAGATAGGACTTGAACCTATGATAACCGAATTATGAGTTCGGGGCCTTGACCAACTT